CAACTTGTCGGCATCGGACTTCTTGTAATATCCGCTAGGGACTCGCTCTCCGCTTACCTGTTCTACGAACATAACTTCTTTCAGTTCGCTCATATCCATTTCTCCTTTTGCCTTGGCTTTCAAGAAAGCAACATCGCCCCGCTCAAGTCGGCCTTCTTATCTTTCCAGCCTTCGCAGTCCTCTTTGATCCAGTGCTGGTGCTGCTCGATGATTTCCTTAATTTCTTTGTTAGTCATTATTGCTCCTTTTGCTTGATTTTAGTTTTCGCCCACATTACGAAAATTCCCCAGCAAGTGTGGCCTTGCTTGTCTGCGGCGCACATCTTCTCGGCCGGACAATGGTCGCAGTCCCTAATCTTGTTATTAGTCGCGAGTCCCGTCATTCCCTTGAATTCGTCGATTTTTCTACCCGGAAAATACTTTTCGAAATTAGTCATCTTTACCCTGTTCCTTTTCAAGGAAATACGCAATTACCTTGTTTACCAATTTAGCGGCATTTCTTTCAAAACCTTCAAAACCGTCTCTGCTGCGAAAAGAATTAGAGTGGATTTCGCCATAATCAAAACGGGATGAAATAAAATATCCGTCAATTCGAACTCTGTAAATTCCTCCCAAAATATCGTAGCAATAAAGAATATATTGTTCTTCTCCTTTGCCAAACTTTTCCTCACGCATCTTTGCTCCAAAAATTTCTGCAGGATATTCAAACATAATGACTCCCTAAAAGACAAATTCCTCGTCTTCTTTCTTTTGCGGTTGATTGGGAAGTAGGCCGTTTCGCTCCATCAGGGCGTAGCCTATCGGGTGCAGTTGAAGGCGCGGGTTCTCGCCCCAATGTTCGCCGCATTGGCGCTGGACTTCCGGCTCGATCATGGTCTCCCAGTAGCGGCGTAAGTTGTTGTCCTCGGTCGAGTATGCCCGGACATATTCGTCGTATTTGCCGTGCAGGATTGCCCACAGCTTGACGGTTTCCCTCTTGTTGATTTGCTTTATATCGAGACTCATGCGGTCTTGCTCCTTTTTTCTTTCGCAGTCTTGCACCAGCTCAAGAGGTAGGCGTCAAAGTTTTCTACGGGCCTTCCTTCCGCGTCCTTTCCTCCCCGCTGCATGGTGGCTTCCCAACAGTTCCTGGCGTCCGCCTCGTCCACCTTCAGTCTGGCTACGCGGTCGTAAAGTTCCGTTGTGTTGGCTGGAATTGGCGCCTTCTGTTTTGGCGGTCGGCCTCCGAGCTTCCCGTTCTCCGCCGAGGCTTTAGCCTGTGACGAGGCGTGTCTTTCTATAGCCCTTGCGACCATGAACGCGCCGAAACTTGTCCCGCTTGTATCGAGTTTCGCAAGGCGAACAAGGCTTTCCCGAACGTCCTTTACGATTTCCTCGTCGGTCTTTTCTATGTAATGGGCCGAAAATTCGCGAAAAACGATGTTCGCCCACCATATGTCTTTAGCCATTAGATTCCAATTTCTCCAATAGTTCATTAACGGCCTTGCCGATAATGGCTGGCGCCTGCATGGGAATTCCGCGCTTCGCGAATTCGTCCTTGATGGTTTCAATATTCTTCGCAGTCTGTATCGTGATACTGGCCTGCTTGTATGCTATATCCGGCATTGAAGTTCCTTTTTAAAAATTTTGGTTCGTCTTTCCTAAATATAAACAATTTAAAACAAATGTCAAGATAAATTTTTAAAATATTCTAAAAAGTTATTATATAAAACCTAATAGGTTTATTCTAGGTTTCGGTTAGGTTCGGGTAAAAACCTAGCCTTATATATAAATAAAAGTAAAAGTATAAGTAAAAGAAATATATCTATATAAACCTCATCTCAACTCTATATGGCACATAGGAAAAAAAAGAGACGAGGGGCGTTTAAAAACGGATTCCTGGAAAAGCTAAACAAAACCTGTAGGTTTGTTCTAGGTTTATGCGCTATTTGCGTTTTAACGCATATATTGAAAATACGCTCATTATATACCGCGCTTGCAAGTCCACTTTCTTTCAACAGGTGTTGACAAAATGTTTGCTAATTTCTACATAGAAAAAGAAACGAGGTGAGTACATGACTAAAGTCGAACTGGAAAAATTGGTTTCCACGCTTTCGGAGCGTCTGGAAAAAGTCGAAAAGGAAATCGAAGTCCTCAAGGCTCCGAAGGTTTCCAATCCTCCACAACCTCCCGTGAGGTCTTTAGTCTTTCGCTAGGGGGTCTCTATGGCTGAAAAAGAAGTAAAGCCTAGAATCCCTACGCGGTCGCCCAAATACGTCCGCAAGAGCGCCAAGAAACGCGCCCCTGCAAGCGGCACCTCGAAGCTCGCAAAACAGTTTATCCCGGAAACGAAAAGCTACACCGAGAAGATCGGCTTTCTAGGAATGAAAAGACGCGATGATAAAAGACCGCTTTGGGAGAAGCTACAGGACGGCATACGCTGGATGCGGGAAAAGTACACGATCGTATTCAAGCACCGCTCCGAGTGCGTCGACCAGCACGAATACGAATGTCTGCTAATCACACATTCCGCCATATCCGATTTTACGGTTTCCGCCTTCATCTTTTCCTTGTTTTCCGAGGTCGAGGAACTCCCCTACATTTCGCATTATTTCAACCCGGTAAAGTACGCAGACGATCTGGTCGACCCTGAACTGAAAGAAAAGTTCAAGGAATCCGTCGAAGAGCTGGAGAAGATTTTCATACAGACCAAGAAAGACCTTCGTAAGTACATCGAGAACGACGCCTATTTCCTGTCTTCGCAGACGCGTAGCCACACGATATGGTTCTTGGAGCATTTCTTCAAGTCCGACATCGAGGAACCAGACGCGCCGACCTCCGGCAAGGTGGTGTTCGAGATTCAAGTCCCCAACCCGATCCCGCAAGAGGTACTGGATGCAATGGGGACAAAGTAGTGATGAAAAGCTCAAGATTTCGCCTTTCCAACAGAAGCTAATCTTTTCGGAAAACGAATTTGTCCTTGCGTGTTGCGGCCGTGCTTCGGGCAAGACATCGGGCGTTACTTGCCGACTCGCCAAGCGTAACGTAGATTATGGTCGTTCCGCTATGCTCATTGCGCCGACCTTCGGCCTAATTCGCGAAACGATAATGCCTGCTACGCAGGAGTGGTTCGAAAAGTTCCACGTGAAATATAAGGCGAATCTTTCCGAGCATACGATAGAAACCCGTTACGGAAGGATTGTATTCCTCTCCGGGACTCGCCCGGACTCTCCGCGCGGTTATACCAACCTGGAAGACTTTTTCTGCGACGAAGCCGCCTATGTTCCGAAGAAGGCCATCAAGAACGGCTTGCTTGCTTGCCGTTCGAACAAGGGCCTCTCCACTACGCAATGCTACACGTCCACGGGTCTTGCAGGGTCTTACTTTAACAAGATGGCGAAGGCGCCACCAGTAAAGGATCACCTTGTCCTTACCGCGTCCACGTTCGACAATCCGTTCACTACCGACCAGTACAAGCGTACCGTTTGGGAATCCTTGCTGGACACTCCGGGCTTTCTCCGTCAAGAGCTTTTCGGTGACCTTGACGCCGAGGAAATGAACCTTATCTTCCCGCCTTCCAGCTTTGCGACCATCCGGCGCGTGTCGGGAGGGCGCAAGCGTTGCGGCATAGACTTTGCATACGAGGGCAACGACACGACCTGTATCTTCGTGGTGGATGATTGCGGCATAGTGGAAAAGAAGATTATCGGGAAGGACAACGGGCGAAAATGCTTTGAAGCCTTCAAGGGCCTACACCAAAAATGGAATTTTGAAAGCCTTTCGCTCGATCACACGGGCGGATTTGACGCAGGCTTTGTCGTGCTTATGGAGCAAGAAAAAATCCGCGTACCTGTCAACAAGGTAAATTTCGGGGCGCCTTCGCCCGATCCGAAATTCGCGAACATGAGGGCGTATATTTATTTTAACCTCCGTAAAATGATTATGGAGAACGGCTTTTACTTGGGTGACGATGAAGTCGAAGACGAAATGGTCCCGCAAACGTACTTTATGAACACGTCGGGACAAATCCAGTTGACGCCGAAAAAGTATATTAAATGCATAATCGGTAAATCGCCGGACCAGGCTGACGCCTTGTGCCTCGCCGCCTACCGTGGCGACCCGCAACCATTACAAAATGAAAACTATGAGGACGAAGACCTTGTCCCCGCTTCCACAAGGAGTTTTTAACATGGAAGAAGAAATCGAAGAAGTGGTGGAAGAAAGCTTTGCCACGCAGGAAAACCCCGACGTTGCCCTTCCCTCCCAGGAAGAGGAAAGAAAGATCATCCAAGATATTGTGGACTGTGGCCAAAAGTCCAACGATTTCTTCGGAGTGGAAAACGAGCGCAAGCGCGACGACGCCCGCGTCTATGCCGATGTGGAAGTCTTCAATAAGACCGACATGAAGGCAATGACGAACAACCGAGGACAGGCAAGCGTGAACCCGCTTCCGCTCTACGTGAACGCCACCAAAAATCTTTTCCTTACGAATCCCTTCGTAGCCCAGGTCGAAGGTAGGAACGGCGACACGTTCCGCGAATTCCTCGACCAGCAACTCCACGAAACCTTTTCCAATTCCGACGCAGACGCGAGCGTGTTTTCCGAAGGCTTGCAGGACGTGCTGGAAGAGGGCGGCGCCTTTACCTACCTTACGACCGAGGAAGGCCGAATCCAAATTAACCTCGCCTACGAGCCTACGGCCTGCATTTACGACCCTTGCGCTCGCCGCCTTGACGGAGCCGATGCAACCTTTTTCGGAATCGTCGAACAGTTACCCTATGAACGAGTAAAGGAAATGGCGGAGGCTAACGGCGTTACCATTCCAAGTAAGGAAATGATCCCGCGCACGCAGACTTGGAGCTTTGCGAACTATAACTCGTCCATTGACGGCGTGAACCTTATCCACTTTTACCGCAAGGACAAGAATGGCGTTTACTTTATCCAGGTGGTCGGCGACAAGGTGATAAAGCGCGTCTTGTTCCGCAGCCTTTCGTGTCTCCCGGTGGTGCCGATTTACGGCCAGCGTTTCAAGGACAACGAAAAGAAATTCTACAAAGGCTTTGTCCGCGACTCCAAGCACCTTTGCAAGATTGTGAACGGTTGCTACGTTTCCCTTTGGGAACGAGTGAGTGTTCCGACCGTACCATACACCTCCGTAAGCATGGAGTCCGTGGAAAACCTTACGTCGGACTACGAAAACGACCTCGCACGTTACAAGCGTTACCGCGCCTACACAAAGAAGGGCGAAGCCTACGTGTCGCTCCCCAAGCCGGAGCGAGTGGACCCGACCGTCGTCACGGCTGACTTGATTCCGATTATTAACGATTCCTTGAACAAGATTTCGAAAATGATAGGAATTCCCGAAGAAGGTCTCGGTTTCAACGCCGCCGCCGAAGTGCAGAAGACCGCGCAGGAAATTCTTACCCGCTCGTCGGCTCTCGTTACAAACGTGTCGCACTACTACCGACACCTCCAGCGCTCTATTCAGCACATGGCGGAAATTATCGTAGAACTCCTTTGTATCTACAACGGTAAGGAAAACGTCTACACAATCAAGCTTTTCAAGGGACCAGAAGACGCACTCAAGCGTGAACAACGCCGCCAGCAAATCCTCGCTTTCCAAAGCCTCGCCCCCGATGCGGTCAAGCCGTTGCTCCTGGCGGAAGCCATCAAGACGGGCGACTTTGACAACGCCGACGCTATCGCGGAAGCGATCCTAACGACACTCCCGCCGGAACTTAAAGCCGTAATGCAGATCGGCCAGGGCGTAGACGTCGCCGCCATGCAGCAGCAAATCGCAATGCTTACCCAGCAGGGCCAGCAGCAGGCGCAGCAAATCGAAGATTACCGCCGCACCATCGACGCCGACATTATCGCAGGGCAGAACCAGCTACTCATTACCCGCATGAACAACGAAGCGGCGCTCCGCTCCAAGCTGGTGGAACTCGAAGCCAAGGCGGCCGAGAACGAAAAGGACCGCCAGATCGAACTGGCAAAGCTCACGGCGGAACAACGCGTCGATGCGGAAAAGCTTTTCATCGAAAGCCGAAACGCAGACACCCGCGCCCGCGAAGCGACAGTAAAGGCCCTGCAGGAAGCCGAACGCCTCCGCATGGAATCCGAAAAGACAACCGCTGAACTCGCTATGAAGTTGGCTGGGAGTGTTAAAAATACGCTCACAGACAACGTGATAGTGCAGTCCCCGACGGTGTAAAAAAGAAAATTGCGTAATTCGCTATTGCGTTTTACGCTTTTTTAAGTTATTTTATATACAAACAAAAAACGAGGTGAGACATGGCGAATTTACCTTCGCAAGAACTTTTGAACAAGTACCGCGCCGAAGAAAAGGCTGCGGCCCAGGAAACACCCGCGAATCCCGAACAAACTAACGCGGAGACACCAAACCCGGAAACGGACTCGCAGCCGACGGGCAGCGAAGAAGTCAAGGGCAATGGAGAAGCCAGCCAACCGACCAAGCCTTCCTCCGAAAGCGGAGCGCCGCCGGAAAATACCGACAAGGGCGAGGAAAGATGGCTCAAGACGCAAGAGAGCTTTAAAAAGCGACTCGACCGACAGGAAAGAAGCCACCGCAAGACCGTTTCCGCACTTGAAGCCAAAATTGCCGAGCTGCAAAAGCAGCTTGAGGGAAACAAGCCGGAACTCAAGCGAGAAGACTTTCCGACAGTTGAAGCTTACGAAAAGTACCGCGAGGAAGAAATCAAAAATTCGATCCTTGCGGAGAACGACAAGAAGCAGGCAGAAATCGCAGAAGCTAACCGCCGCAACGCCGAGGCACAGAAGAAACTCGACGCCACCTTCAAGACTCCCGAAGCGAAGAAGGAATTCCAGGAAACGCTTTCGGACTTTATGGAGGACAACGGCGACTGGCTCGAAAGCGAAGAAGGCCAGCTCTACCAGGAAATCATCGACCAAAGCCCCGTGGGTCTCGTCATGGCTATGGCTATCGCGAAGAATTCCGAGGTGACGGAACAGATGAAGAACTGGTCTAAGGATATGTTGTTCCAGAGACTTTCTCAATTTGAAACAGCCCTCTTGCAGAACGCCAAGGAAGCCGCAAAGAAGCAGCCTTCCAACGGACAACCCCAAACGCCGACGCAGACAAGGCCGTCTACAAGCGGCATTCCCTCGACTGGAAGCGTAGGCAAAACGCAGGCGCCCGCCACGTTCAATGCGAAGGATTGGCTTCGCAAGAACCGCCCCGAGCGCTACCCCACACACTAACAAGAGGTTTTTATCATGGCTAACACCATTGTAACCGTACCGGGTCTTGAAATCTTCACCGCTGAAATCGAAGAATCCTGCCCCATTCTCGAAGATTGCCGCTCCACCCAGGAAGGCTTGAAGGGTCGCCAGGGCGGAAAGCTCAAGGTCGTCATTCCCGATCCGGGTAAGACCGTTACCACCAAGGGCCGTATCCCGACCATCGGCGCTGGTGGTGACATCGAAAACAACGACATCAAGGAATTCGAACGCGAATTCACCGTTTGCGTATCCACGAACTCCGCAACCATTAGCTCTTTGCAGAAGGTGGTCGACATTGACTCCTTCGAACGCGAAGTCGCAAATCCGCGCTCCCCGGAAATCGGTTCCTCCGTGCAGGAAACCGTTATCGACGAAGCTGCCCTCTATGCCGACTCCGTCTTCGTGGTTGACGGCACCAGCGGAAGTTTTGACGGATACGGCCTCCTTTCCGACATGGCTGGCTCTCTGCAGGACTCCCGTTGCGGCGGCGAACTCGTCGGCTACATGAGCGGCCGAATCAAGTCCAAGATCGCCAAGGGCGGCTTGAGCTTGTTCAACCAGGAAGCTATCGCAGGAGAACTCTACCGCAAGGCAAAGATTGGCGAATACTCCAACGTCATGTGGAAAAACACCCCGATGCCCGTCCTCGATCTTGGCGCGGCTCCGGCTTCCACCACCGTTTCCGTCAAGCCGACCGAAGGCTCCGACACAATCGTGCTGGCTTCCGCCAACATCAACTCGGCAACCGTTATCAAGGCTGGCTCCGTGTTCACCGTTGCCAACGTGCAGAAGTGCGACGTACTCGGTCACGTAATGGCTGACTCCAAGGTCTTCGTCGTGCAGGCTGACGCCACGGGCGGTTCCGGCACTATCTCGCTCAAGGTTGGCGAAATTAACGCCGTCGGCGCACACCGTAACGTGTCCGCTCTCCCGGCAGCGACAGCAGCCGTTACCTGGCTCCATACCGCCAACAAGAAGTACGCTCTTGTGTGGGCATGGCAGAAGGGCAACGTGGAACTTTCTTCCGTCAAGCTCGACGATTCGGGCCTCGAAGAAATCTCCGCAAAGTCTCCGTCCGGCAAGCTCGAAATGAGCGCAGTCGTTCACGGCGACGTGAACCGCAACGGCACCTACCGCTTCGATACCGCATACCTTACGGGCGCAGTCGATAGCCGCCGCGTGGCACTCGGTTACATCCAGCTTAACTAATTGCTCCCCATCTACCCGTCCCCCTTCCCTAGCGAGGGGTGCGGGCCTTTTTTCCTTTTGTTTGAACCCCTTTTGGCTAGAGAGAACGAATTTTCACCACCTCGAAAAGGCGTTACTCTCTAGCTAAATTTTTTTGGAGAAGAAATGCTCGTCCGCGAACTTATCCAGGATATTCTCGACGAAATAGGCCAGCTCGTAGGCGGAAACCCCGCTTCGGATACTGACGCGGCCAAATGTCGCCGCTTGATTAACAAGTGCGTGCGCGAATACAACGTGCAGGGCTTTCTCCATTTTTGCCGTTCCCGCCTGCAGCTCGGACAGGGTAAGGAATTCCTTTTCGAAGACAAGATTCCTTTGAACGTGAACGCGGTCTACTACAAGATTGGCCCGAACTATGTCGGGTTGACTCCAGTCCAGGCGCACAATATGCCCGCCTACGAGGGCGTAGGGTGCGAGCCTTACAAGTTCGCTTACGAAAAGTTCTACGATGGAGACGATCTTAAAGCCCGCATTATTCTCGATCGTAATTCAATGTACGAAGTCGAGGCGGTCGTTACCTATGACCTCGAACCTTACAACGAAAACGACGTGCTGACGCTCCCGCCGGAATTCATCAACCTCTTGACAGCCGACGTTCAGTACAGGTGGGTGTCTAACCTCGCGATTAACGACGAACTGAAGCGAGACAAGAAGGCCGAGCGAGACAAACTCCTTGAATACATCAAGGAAATCGAAACGCAGGCTTTGGACGTTCCGACGCCTTGTTATAACATTGCAGACAAGTTTTATGGCGGCGTGGGCCGTTTCCCCTGGTAAACTATGGCAGCGCGTACCGTTCAAATCAACTCTTTTTGCGGCGGCTCCTCCAAGCTGGTGGACTCCGAATTCCTCGGCCTTGAGGAATCCGTCAATATGTACCCGGAAACGGTTACGGCTACGGACTCCTACACCACGAAGATGCTAAAGTCGGTCGAAGGGTTTAACGACGGAATCTTATTTGACGCTTCGGAAGTTTTTCTAGGCGCCTGTGCAGTAAACTCAAATCCATGGCTTTCTGACGCTATCAAGGAATCATTTCTTGTCGTAACACGTTCCGGCCCTTCCGGGGATTGTAAGGTTTGGAATCTTTACGGAGCTACAAAAACTCAAGTCGGGAATTTCTTTTCTGGAAGTGGCTATCGTGCCAATATAGAAGAGTTACCTAATGGTTTAGCGGTGTTCACGCTTGGCGAAAAATTATATTGCGCCGATCCTACAGGAACTAATACTGTAGGGGCTCTCGCCTTACCTTATGCTTTCGACCATGAAGGTGTAGTAAATCCGACACAGATTTCACATCTTAATTTCCGAATCATCATAAACGATGCAGGAAGCGATTATATTTATTGGTCGGAAATTAATAGACCTAACAGCCCGGACGATTTGCACGCCTTCGAGCAAAGCCTGACCCAGTATGCCTACACGAAGAACGACGGGACAGAAGTTACGTTTAACGATGATGTCTACTATCCTCCGGCTTACGGTACTTATGACCCTGACACGCTCTCGACGCAGACTGTTTTTTCGTCTTCTCTCAATTCCATGAAGATGGATTTTAACGCAGACCAAGTTATCGCACTCCGCGCGACAGATACATCCTTGTTTGTATTCGGTCAAAATTCGCTCCAGGTCTTGCGCTGGCAAAATTCCACGACGGCTCCGTTTGCTATTGTCGGCAAGACCTCGCTTGCAGGAGTTGCAATTGCTGACGCCGTAACTGTTGTCGGCAATGAGTGTTTTTTTGTCGGGAAAGGACCTAACGGGATGTTTGGTGTTTATGCGGTTGACGAAAATTGTGCTATCCGAAAGATTTCTTCTAACGCTATAGACCAACGTCTCGCAAAGTACGCAACTTACATGAATGGCTTTAAGGATATTAAATCCTTTTCTTATGCGTATAAGGGGCATCAATGGTTTATCTTTACGGCCGAAGAATATTATGGCGAATTTGCAGAAACTTTTGCTTTCGACATTACCGAGAACGTGTGGACCGACCGCGCGTCATATGACGAAAACGGAGACCGTTATCCGTGGTGCGCTGTAGATTCTATCTCAATAGAAGGCGCTCCTTCTTTTGTTACAAAAACAAAAGGCGGGAAAATCCGTTTTTGTAATTTCTTTCCGGCCAGTTCCTCGGATCATTGGCTTGATGAAACAAGCTCCGCCAGCCATCACACCATCGTGAAGGAAAGAACAACGGGCATCAAGTACGACGGAGTAAACGATATTGTCGTTACATCCCTTGAACTGGTGATGAACGCAGGCGCCACCATGCAGATGGACCCGACCAAGACGGGCTACAATCCGCGAGTTATGCTCCAGGTGAGCAACGACGGCGGCCGTACTTGGAGCAACGAGCTTTGGGCCTATGCCGGACAGGTGGGCCAGTATTCGTGGCGCGTTCGCTGGAACGCATTGGGAAAGGGCGCCCGCTTCGCTTTCCGTGTTCGCATGACAGACCCCGTAGCTTTTGAAATTGCGACCGCTTACTTGTCTTATTTACCGTGTGGTAACAGGTTCTAGTATGGATACGCAAGTAAAACAAACTGCATTTCTCGGCAACGGCGTAGTAGACACGAAAACGTTCTTGCCGTTTATTGCCGTGAAGAACGGACAGATGGTCCACTTGTCGACGAACGGATTTGTCGATTTTTCGAATGTGTCGAAATTGGCTTTCCCGGATTCCCGCTTTGCGTTCACGGTCAAGTTCTACGAATTGACGCCGGACACGATCACCGACGCGACCCCTGTAAAGGTTCTTGTCATTGACGCGGGACGAACAGAAATTGAAATAAACGAATCGGCGATTTATTTTGCCGAAGCAACGCTTCTTATAAAGGAGAATCAGTAATGGCTTGGTACGATACATTGACTCACGCCGGAGAATGGGTGTGGGAACATACTCCCGCAGGCATTACTCAAGAATTCCTGGAAAACGCCCCGGAATACGCCGAACAGGTTACAGACAAGCTCGGTATTACGAATGTCGGGGAACAGCAGGAAGCCTACGAACAGGCGGAAGAAACCCTGAAGCAGCAACAGCAGCAGGCCGGACAGACATATCAAACCGCCTTGGGACTCGTAGCGCAGAACAGAAACACGATTGCCGACGTTATCGGTCCCGAAAACGTGGAGTATTACAAGCAGATGGTCTACGGCATCGACCCGACTAAGTACGCCGCGTCTACCGAACCGATTACGGGCTTTGAATTCGAGCGTGACGTTTCCAAGTACATGGACCCGGCCGCACAGTACCAGATCGACCAGAGCGTGAACGCTGCCATGCAAGCCATGACGGGCCAGGGCGGTATTTCCGGCGGTGCAGCCGCCCGCGCTTTGCAGGCCGAAGCCTCGCAGAAGGCCAGCGAACTTTACGGCGACGCATGGGACCGAATGATGAAGGCAAGCGAACAGGAATACGGCAAGGCCCGCGACATCGTGTCCGCAGAACAGACAGCAAAGCAACAGGAAGCCGCCATGCAGCAATACAAGACGGGCCAGCTTGGCGACCTTTACGGCCAGTTTGTCGGAAACTTGCAGGGCGCGAACGAAGATGTCGTGAACCTTCTCATGGCGCAGATGGGAACGAACCTTTCCCTCGCTCAAGCTATGGCACAACTCGGAATAGACCGTGCGTCCGCTCCGACTTGGGTGCAGCAGATGTTAGGAATTGGCGGACAAGCAGCAAATATTGCGAACGCGGTGAAGTAAGGAGGAACTATGGCTTTAAACTTTACACCCCTTTCCGCCTACAAGTTCGACGTTTTAAGCGGGATTCGCCAGCAGGCGGAGAACCGCAGGGAAGCCGCGCAAGGTCTCGGCGCCATTCTAGGCACGGCTAAAGGAATCGCGGACGAGCAGAAGACCCGCGACTTTTTCGCGCAGTTTGACGATTCCGAAGAAATCGCGAACATTACGGCGCAGATTGCGGAAAACGAAGCGAAAATCAAGTCCTTGCGCGATGAATTGAAGACCCTCGGAGGTGAATAAATGGCTCTTAACGACTATCTCGAAGACAAGGTCGAAGTGACAGAAGAATTTAAGGGTGTTCCGTTCCGTATGCCCGAAAAATCGAACGCCACCCTCGCGACGGTAGATTCCGACATGGAACAGGCACGGAAGGCCGCGCAGATTCGCGGACGCCGTGAGGCTATTCAAAAGCAAATCGACAACCTCGAAAGCCAAAACGCCGAACTCCGCGCACGCCTTGAGACCGTCAAGAAAGGCTCCCTTTCGGACATGGACGAAGACAAGATCGTCGCCATGGCGAAGGCAAAAGGAATCAAGAACGAAGACATCGACGCGTGGCTGAAGGGACGCGCACAGCGTAGCGCCCGCAAAATTAGCGGCCGACAGACTGAAGAACAGCGTAAAATCTCGGAAGAATTAAATCAACAGAACAAGGACGCGGACGTTCAGGCTATTTATGACGCTTACTCCAAGTATTCAAAGGCTTTGGACGATGCCAAATTGAGCGAAGACGAAGCTGCCGTGACGAAGAACCGAATTGTCCTTGCGGCCAAAAATGAACTTGATACCCGCAAGCGTAATTTCCAGCGCCGTTACGGCGAATCCTGGGAAGAATTCACGGGAGAAGAAGAACAGACTACGGGCGCACCGAAAAGCGGAAAAGTTGAAGACAAGGAAAAGGTCGAGGTAGTCTTGACAGACGACGAAGCGAAGGTTGTCGACGAAACGACCATGCAGAAATTCAACGAACCCGACACGACCAACAAGGAAAAGCGCGCTATCAAGGCCGAAGCCCAAAAGAAAATCCGAAAGAAAGGCGAAGCCGACAAGGCCCGTAAAGAACAATTAGACGGAATCAAGAAAGACCTTGCTATTATCGGGGCCGCAAGCGGAAAGGACGCAGCAAGAATTATTCGTGGATTTGATAAGTCCAAAGACAGCAACGACCCGGTAAAGGTTAAGGCCGTAACAAGGATTAAGGCTTTTATCGGAAAGGACAAGGACTTTAGAGAATACGGGGATTTGGACAAGCTTTTTGTAGAGAGGTAGAAGATGGCTTTGCAGATTACAGACGAAGTAATTAAAGAATTTACCGAGCGAAATAATTTGCCCGATGTTTACAAGGCTTTCCAGGAAGTGAAGAACGAAAAGGACTACAAGTCCTTTATGAAAGACCCGACAAACAAAAAAACAATCGAAGCTATCGAAGCCGAAATGAAGATGGACAAACGCCGGGAGGTTTTGGCCTCTTTGCGTGAAGACCCGACAATCGCTTCCTTTACGGACGAGGAACTTTACGAAATTGCACCCGACCAATTCGCAGATATTGCGGAAGAAAAGGCCGAGGTCTCTTTCGGTTTTCCGGAAAATCTTTTCATTCCCAAAGGAGGAATGAGTAACCGCGAATGGCTCGCTACCGAACGCGAAATTTTTAAACGTGCTGGGCTTGATTTTGACAATCTCGAAGACCGTCGTCAAGCCGCAAGACGGCAGGCAGAAGCCGAAAGCAAGAAGGCCACAGCGGAAGAAGCCAAGAAGGAAGGCGCAACCGGGTGGGCGACTCCTAGAAGCCAAGAACGAATGGAAAAGGGCGAAGCCGTTACTAAAGGGGACGTGGCGTCCGATGTTTTGAGGATCGCCGAAGCCGCACCTCCTGCGGTCGCAATTCCGGCTATTGTAGGACGTAATGTTCTTGACGCTTATCTCGAAGACAAGGACGTAGGAGAAGCGATTAACGACGCCGTTGTAGACGTTGGGCTTTACGCTGCTGGAAATGTTCTCGGTAAGGGCGCCTTTGGCGGCGCTACAAGAAAAGCTAAAGACGTTTATAAAGGATTGAAAAAGTTTTTAGGCGGTTCTAAAGGCGGAGTCCGCGAAGTGGGCCGTACCTTTGACTCTCAAGAACTTGGCTCCCGTCGCCAAATCGTAAAAGCTACCAAAGAGGCTCTTGAAGGAGGCGAAGCTGGCTTTACGAATCCGTACAAAGAACAAGCCGCAAGAATCGTTGAAGAGGCCGGACTTACCGAAGAAGAAGGAAAAAAGGCCACAAACATTCTTTCAAAGTATCTTGAAAAGACAAAAAATCCCTTGCGCCAGGAAACCACCGAAGAAATCCAAAAGGCATCTTTGGGGACTACGACGAAAAAGGTCGGAAAAAAATTTGATGAAGAAGTAAAGGCTGAGGCAAAAAGAATCGGACGCGAAAGGGTTGCTTCTACCGCTGAAGCAAAGCTCGATTTTGAAGACGTGAGCCGAGGGTTGAGCGAAGAAGACGCTAACGCACTTTTGAAACACCTCCAAAGTCAAGGAGTGCGCGATAGCGAAGGCGGGAAGAGCTTTGTGGGCGTTGCTGGCGAAATCGGTTCGAAGGATTCCAAAAGAAATCTTCGCGAATCCGAACTTATCGCAAAATGGTTAAAAAATAACACGAAGGCCCTCAACACGTTCTCTACACCGCTGGCTGAAAAGGAAGTAGCGAAACGTTACGGCACGAAGCCCGTTGCATATCGTGGACTTTTGCAAGAAGTCTTGAAGACTCCAGTAGCTTACGAAAGCCCCTTTACGGAAGAAGGTTCTAAATTTGCGGTGAAAACAGTTCCTCAAGTTCTTGGCCGTTATTTAGCGCCCGAATTGTACGGAAGAAAACGTAATTCCTCGGAAGAGGAATAAATTATATTGGTAATGTATGGCGACGAAAACGGGAAATCTTGTACTGGACCAGCTCCTGACCGCAAACCCCACGGCGCGCGCATTTGACCGCGCGCTCGCGGCGCAGGAAAGGAACATGGGGCCTGTAACTCTAATGGGTGGCGAATCCGCCGCCCAGGTCAACCCGGCCGCCCTCTACAAGTCCGCCTACAAGCAGTCCATCAACCCCGGCGCATCCAAGAGCGGAACGTGTAACTATTGCCTCCGCTGTAACGGCCGCGTTTTCCGTGGCGCCGACATCATCATGCAAGACGGGACGGTAGGACACCACCCGAACTGCAAGTGCATCTTCACGCTTACGCAGTCGCCCGTTTCGCAGGGCATCTACACCGGGGCGGATTTCGGCGCACGAAAGCAACTACGCACGAATTCCAACGCATTGGACGGAGTATCGACTGCAGACCTCCGCATCCTTGCAAGTAAGCGAAACCTCCGTTCCCGTGGCATCACGAACGACGCCCTGCGTAAATCCATTTTGAAATCCTACATGAAATAAGGAGCAAGAAAAATGTCCTTGAGTACAACGCAATACGGCTACATTGTCAACCCGATGGTTCCCTTCACCGATGACAAGGGGAAGACCATCAAGAATGGCTTTATCCGTGTCTTCATGGCCGGAACATCTACTCCCGTTCTCACGTACCGCAATTACGACGGAGCGACGAACCAGGAAAAAATCGAGCTTGACAACAGCGGACGCGTGATGCACAACGTAATCGGCTCAAAGGGTTCGCTCTACAAGGTCGTGGTCTATGATGCACACCACTCACAGGAAACCCCGATCCTTACTGTAGATAAGATTGCCGTACTCGGCGCAAGCATTAACGCCACGGGTGCTACTATCGTTACAGGGCTTGACTCCGTAACGGTGCAGGAAGAAAATTTCCTCAAGGCGACCGTAGAAGGTACTGGCGTAGAACTTGCGCTCGATCCGACGGAAGTTACAAGCGAAGTAAGCTCTACCGCCGCAGCGGTAACGGCTGCGCCTGACTACGTTGTCCCGCTTTTGGACAAGACCGGGGAAGGGGACAGCAAGAAGATTTCGCTTGCAAACCTTTTCAAGTTTGCGCTTGATTGGATTTCGAGACTCGCTACGCCGATTACCATCTTTGCAAGCGGCGACTTTTTCGCGGTAAGTAACACGACAGACGGCACCCGCAAGATGTCCAAGGACACGCTGCTCCAGCTCACCAGCCAGAACGCACTCGCAGGGAACGTGGCTCCGGCGTTTGACCCGAACAGGACAGATGAAAATCCCTACAAGATTGGTGAGGAAGTGACTTATCAGGGTAAGCACTATTTGTGCAAGAGACCCCACTATGGAGAATGGAGTGGCACTAATTTCACTGAAATTCCTATCAGTGATTTAAAGTTGTCTGCATTGCCGTTCTTGTATGATAGCTGGGTGAGGAATGTTGAGAGCCTTGATGATGTGACACCAAATTCGGTCACCCCTATCATTAAAACAGACAACACAACCACCACCAATTTCCCTGCTGACTATGGGAATGGTAATGGAATCTTGTTGTGTGTGAAGGGTGACTTACCTGATACAAACTATCAAATTAGCCAGATTCTGTACAAATTTAGTACAGGTGAATGTTGGACTAGGCGTTGGAATACTTACTTTAATTCTTGGAATGATTGGGATAAGCAGGAACTCTACACTGATATTTATACACTGGTTTTATCCGTTGCCCCAAATTTTGACCCGACACGGACAAGTGACAATCCTTACAAGGTTGGTGAGCTTGTAACTAAAGATTTTAAACTATATATTTGTTCGGCGAATAAATATGGCGCTTGGGACGGGCTGTATTTTTCCGAAATCACTGCAAGTTCGCTGATTGGCAACTTGCTGGACACAACAGGGACATCTTCCCTGAATGTCTTTGGCAAAAAATTTGCTAGAACTATAAAGTTTGTGAAATCCCATTGGACAAATATCGTATCATTGTTTGTTGTAAAGGGGGTCACCTATAGGTTTGCGGTAGACTTCAACTCCCACAGTCTCGCTAAAACATTCACCCTGAGTGGATTCTGTGACGGGGTTGAAAAAATGACTCATGGAACAGGCATCAACCTTACAAAGAATTCATTCAGTTGGACATCCGATTATAGTGGAAGGCTTGACCTCATATATTATTGTGGTGATGATGCCCCAGACTTTGGCTTTGAAGTGAGCCTGTTTAGTGGTGGCGCAGACAAGGTGCATTATATCAATGAATCCTTGCTGGATATTTCTACTAATGGTGGAAGTTTCTCTGAATCATTTGATGTGAATGAGTACAACAAAGATGTAGTCTTTGCAAAAGTGCACTTGAGCAAGGGCATTGTATACAAGGTAAGAACAGACCTTTCTGTCGCAGCTAGTTCTGGTGTGGCCATTAGGGTCCGTGACACAAATGACAACATTGTCTTCCAGTATTCCATTTCTACTGGGTGGAATTATGGTGAAAATTCATTCTATGTTGCAGATGATGGAGTCTACACTATTGGCTACCGTACAGGTGCTGCAAATGTCACCACACTTACTCTCACACTATCTTCCGATGGCTCCATCGGAAAAATTAACAACCATAACTCGGTAATTGATAGGGCCTACCATAATTCAATTCCAGTCCTTTTGAAGTCTGACTCCATTGCCACCACTAACGAAGTGGTCTATGTACCATGTAAAATTAAAAGTGGGATGACTTATCGTTGCATCGTCACAACAGATTCTGCCAGTAGTAGGTATGGATATGGGTATGGCAGCACATACAAGTGGCTTGTACCCTTG